AGTCACTCAAGTCACCGGTATAGTTCATTCTCCCAACATTTTCTTTTAATGAGTTGGCAATCCAATTTAAATCATTTGTATCAAAAGTTCTTTCAGTAATCATTACTTATCAAATAATTTAAATTCCACATTTACGTGACCACAATCATCACATCTGTATGTTGGGAACGGAACTATAGTGTCTTCCGAACTTCCTGTTAACAATTTGTTAACTTTTTTTATCATAACAACTTCTTTGAAGTAGATACTGTCACACTCCTCACATACTAATGTAGGTTGTTTTTTTAAATCAATCTTTGGTTGTAATAAATCGTCCATATGTTTTTCTTTTAAATTTAGTTATTTTTTACTTCTTTGTCAAATATTTTGTCACATCCATCTTCAAGATTGTTTCTTGAACTTCTTTAGGAACACGGAACTCTTCATACTGACCAATTTCTTTTACAAGAACAATTACACATCCATACAATTTAATGTTTTCGTATTTGGTTCCTTGTAACATTTTAATAAGAAGTTTCCCGTAAAATGGTAATTGGGTAAAATAGTGACCCAACGCATTGTTTGGTAACTTATCAAACGGGTAATACATCTTTTTGGTAAAGAACGATTCTTCAAAGTTCTTCGGCTTATTACTTTTCCAGTCTGTTATCACCAAACCAAACTCAGTTTGTTCCTTATTCATAATCAACCACACCTTATCCGGTTGTCCTGTATATTTCAACTCGGGGTCACCCAATACAATCTCCGTGTCCAATAACACAGCACCCCTCTCAACCATAAGGTCCAAGTAAGCCGTTCCCGCAGATATCATACTATCCCCCTTTAATATTTGGGTGAAGTCACATTCAAATATGGGTTGTCTTACTTCTTTGTAATCCCCAAACATCTCAATGGTTTTCTTCTCCAACATATAGTGAACTCTACTCCCCATATTGGTTGAATAGTCACCCGCCGCTTTCCACTCATCTAATAGTTGTTGTTGAACCTCAGGGTCTCCTTTGGCTTTCTTTAGTGAGATACCTTCCGTATCAAACTCCTCGTAGAAATATTTCATTACCTTACTAACAGACGGATAATCACTTCGGATTACACCGGTTTCATCCTTCATATAATAAGTGTGGGTATCCTCAACGAATGTTAACCCAAGGTCCTCTCTTCGTTTATCTAACAACCCCCTTATTTCTTTTGCAACCTCATTTAAATCTATCATCTATTTCATTGTATAAAAATGATTATCTATATCACCTCTTAAATCAGCAACATCGGCATCACCCGTTAGTTTTATTATTTTAACCTTACCATATAGTCTACCCCCATTTAAGTTGTGGTATAGTTTTACGGCATCTTGCCACGCATCAGCATCAAGACATATAATTATATTCCCATTTGCCTTCTCATATAATGTATTAAGTAACAACTCCGACATATGTTTTCCCAACATAGCAATACTATTTGGTAGGAAGATAGCATCAAACGCTCCTTCACAAAGATAGATATCGGCATTCCAATTAATTGTACTTTCAAAGAAGATTATCTCATCTTTTGCCGCCTCCGGGTTCTTATACTTAGCACGACTATTTGGGTCCCAACTTCGGGCGATAAAATAGTTTAATTCGTCCTTACTATCATAAGAAGGAATTATTATCCTACCCGAGAACGCACCCCTATCACAGAATCCAATTCCATATTTCTCAACAATCTTATCTGTAATACCACGTTGGGTTAAGTAATTATATGCCTGACGACGAACCGGATAAACTAAACTACTATCTTTGAATTTGGTAAATCCATCAGGTAGTTTTAGTTTGTCAACACGTTTCTCTTTTGGTTTGTGATTTTCCGGTTGAAGTAGGTTGTAGATTTTTTTCTGTTTCTTATTACCAAAAGTATCTATAAGTTTTCCAAGAGGTCCTTTGGTATTGTTTTCATCCCCACAACTCCAACACTTGTAGACGTGTTCAAAGTAGTTCACCTCCATATTTCCCTTATGTTGGTCTTCATCGCATATTGGACAGTCAAAAGATATCTGACCCTTTGACTCATAGTGAAGTTTCTCATCCCCTAAGATATCGTGTAATATCTCCAATAAAATTTCCGCATCATCTGACATACAGCAAAGATACGAATAAAATTATTATTATCAAAACTTTATTAGTTTTTTAATCCCCCTATATTTATGATAATAACTTTTAAGCAAATGCCAACGAATATTTTAATTAACGACATATCAGGAGCAACACCGTTCAATGTCTATCTATGTGACCAAACAAACGTCACTTGCGTTTATATTGATACAATCCCCGCATTGTCGTTACCATACGATTTTCAGGTCCCATCAATAATGGAAAATCAACCATCATATAATTTAAAAGTTGTCGATAATAATGGTTGCGTATCAATCTCAAATATCTTAATTTAATATGCCTTGTAATTCAACATACTGTATAAGCAATACCGGATTAGTAGGTGCCGACGATAATTACATTACAGGAGGAACCTATAATGGTGACACCTATTGGTCAGGACAAACAAGTGGTTGGACCATTTATTACTCAACCGGAACAACTAGTCAATGGTGTTTATCAGATACTTTAGGAGGACCTTGTTACTTGACAGGTAAATCACCTTGTAGTAGTCTATGTCCTGATTTATCAAGTATTTATGTTTTTAGTGGTATATGTTTAACACCTACCCCAACACCTACACAGAATTGTGATGTGTTAGATTTTTCCGCAATGTTTAATTGTGATTTTATTCAGACACAAACACCCACACCTACCGCTAGTGTTACTCCAACTCCGACAATAACACCATCACCAACTAATTTCTGTTCAATTATTGGTATTGACGCTAGTGGATATACCTACACACCAACTCCAACACCAACACCTACCGTAACACCCACAATGTATTACGTAAATAATAGAAAAGCTCGATTACCTTTCTATTCATCCTTAATTGCTAGAAATTGTGACGCGTCCGGATTGGCTATCTTTACAACAATAGAAGGACAAATTATATGTCCCGGCACTCAAAAATTCCAAGATTGTTTTGATAATAAACAATATTATTACGCTAACGAAATAACTGGTGTTCCAACGGGAACTCAATTTGAGTTATATTCGGTTTATTTAGCACTTGTATATTACAATGGTGTGAATGAATTAAAATGTGTCTCATATTATGGTTATGATTATAATCACGGAAACGATTCCATAATTCAAATTACAAACCCGGTTTCGTATGGTCTTTCAACAGAAGGTGATTGTATATACTGTCAACCAGATACTGTGCCAACACCTACACCAACACGAACTCCAACAATGACACCTACCCAAACAATGACAATGACACCAACACAAACGCCAACACAAACACACACACCAACACCAACTAATACTCCAACATCAACATTACCAATTGTTTGTTTAGATAGTGGTATGTCAGGGTATTCATTTTCAAATACTGTGTGTCTTAGTTAATAGTAATAAAATAAAATAAAATAAAATAATATGTCATTTTCAGCATCGACTTGTTTATCATATACAGGAACAACAACTTTAACGGAACCAATATCAATTTACACTTTTAGTGATGTGTTTATTACCGCAGTTACATTAAACCAAATAACAAATTGTCCGTTAGTTTTAACAGGAATACCTGATGGGACATCAACAATAAAGTTAAAATCAGCAAACTTTTATTGTTGTGATGTTCCTCTTACTTGTAATGACTTATGTACGACGTGTGATTTATCTTTTGATTCGTATTCAACAAGTTTAATTAGTAGAATAGTTGCAGGAAATTTAACAGGGTCTTGTCAACCAAGTATTGCTCAATATAGAATAAATTGGTTTAAAAGTCCTGATTTTACAACACCTGTATTTACATCAGGATATGGAACAGAATTTATCCCATACAATTATACACATCCATTAACCGGTGCAACCTCACCAATGACAATCGCGGGGACTTATACACCAATTATCGATAAAATAAAATTAAACGGGTTAAATTACTCACAAACAGGTGGAACAGGATTTATTCAAGCAAACTTAGAATGTTTTAACTCCACAACCGTTGTGGTTCAAGCGTATAGATGTGATAATGGTACCGAATCCGGGGATTATACACATAGAGTTCAGTTTTCAGGAGCATCTGCGGGAGTACAACCATTAATAATGTCATCAACTTTTGAAATTTCTGCCGCAACCACAAATTATTTTGCATGGAAATTTGCAGGTTTTACAGTTCCTGACACTCTTACATTAACATATTATGGGTCACACTATAGTTATAACCCAATTATTTTAGAAAAGTGGGTTGTAGGTATTAATACAGAAACCAATATTGACTTATTAACTCTCCCAAAATCAGGTAAAACACCTACTTATTTTTCAAAAGTAACGTCATTAACCTCATTAACTCGAAATACAGGTGATTATATAAAATTAGAAGTAACCCCAAATCCAAATAACAATCAAACAAATTGGGATTTTTATTTTACGTGTAAAAATACTTTTAACTGTAACATATGTGCATACGATTATTTAAACACCCCATATAAAATAAAAGCATCATCTATCACAGGAACCACAGGTTCTTGTTCATCAATCAGTATTTCTTTTAACGTATCTGGATGTACAACAAATTCAATAGAAACTAATGATATTACACGATATCAAGCATCAGGTTTATATAGTGTTAATAATACACAATATTATAATATATCAACAGACAATACCACACAACTACTACAAAATACTACGAGTCCATTGAAGTGGGTCTCAAATAGTTGTGGGGGAGGGTATCAAAAATACATAGAGCCACCTACTTGTTTATCACCCGCAAATACAAATACAATATCATTTCAAAAATCTAACACTGGTCCATTTGGTCAAGGGTTTGTTCAAATGAGTTTTAATAATTTAAGTGATTTTTCCGCATACTATTCATCATTTCTAAGTATTTTACCATATTCAGGAACACCATCAACACCTTCCCTTACAACTTATTATAGATGGTATGAATTATCAATACCGGAAAGAAGTGGTAGTCAAGTATGTGGGGATGGAACTAATATATTAAGATATCAATTTCATTATTCTAGTGTATTAACAACCGGTTTTACCTCAGGAAACTATACTATAACGATAACAATGCCAACAATAACAAATGGTATGCCACCATATAATATTTGTGATGATAATTGTCAATCATATCACAATGGTGCAATCAATGATATTAATAATAGTTCGACCGGAACAACAAATGTTACAGCATTTACTTCAAATACCGGTTCTAGATACTTAGACCCTTTTGGGCGTGTATTCGTCTATTACCAAAACGCACCCGTAGTTGCTTCAGCATCAACCGCTTATGGATATTTTATGTATAGTGATTGGTTAAACACAACAATGCCGTTTTCAGGTAATACATTACCTTATACACCAATCCCCACATTATCAGCATCAACGTGTAATAATTATACATCAGCAGGGACAAATGTTAGTTGGGGTGCCAGACAAATGTTCATGTATTATTATGACATAAAATTAACAGACCCTCTTAATGTCGAATCATATCAAATTTTGGCAAGACCAATTATTAATGGAGTGTATAGTTTGACATACGATACAGTTGCAACGGTAATTAATGGTGTTCTCCAATTACCTACAAACCCATTATACACATATTAATTTATGACATCAATAATCCTAAATAGTATCACAGGGTTAACTTACCCATACGATGTTTACGTATGTGATGTCTATGGGAATAATTGTGGATATATTGTTCAAATTAACACACCTGTACCAGCATCTGTAGAAATTGTATTACCAATTCCATTTGATATGGCACCCGCTGTCGGTATTAAAATTATAACCTCGGATGGGTGTGAACGATTTAATATTATTAATTGTAACTCTTTATACCCAACGCCAACCCCAACAATGACTCAAACCCCAACAAACACTCTTACTCCAACACCGACACCAACTATAACTCCAACAAACACTCTTACTCCAACACCGACACCAACTATAACTCCAACCCACACACAAACCCCAACAAACACTCTTACTCCAACACCGACACCAACTATAACTCCAACCCACACACAAACCCCAACAAACACTCTTACTCCAACACCGACACCAACTATAACTCCAACCCACACACAAACACCTACACCGACTCCAATATATTATTTAGAACAAGCCAACGGGTTTTACATTTTACAAGCCAATGGGTCAAAAATTATTATAACATAAACTATTTATAAATAAAAAGATATGCCAGATTTACCAATATCAGGATTACCCGAATTAACCGCTACAACCTCAAATGCAGAATATGCTGTTGAACTTTCGGGAACAACATATAAAATAAAACAATCAACATTAACACCGTTTCCGTTGGCATATGGTTTATTTGCCCAAACAGGTGATAGCGCTACGGTATCCGCAACCACTGTCGAGACTAGTGTAATAGGACCGGGTGTTGGGACTTTGTCTGTTCCTGCAAATAGTTTCAGAGTTGGTGATTCGTTTCAAGCATCATTCGATGGCGTTTTGTCTTGCATTAACACCGCAACAATCCACGTTCACGTTAGAACAACTGGTGGGACATTACTCATTGATACAGGAGTAATAGATTTGGATACCTCAACCTCAAAGCCTTGGTTATTAACACTATATTTCACGATAAGACAAATCGGGGGAACCACCGTTGCTTCAATATCATCCGGTGGACTATTCTCCTACCTTAAAGATTCTGGACTTACCTATGAAGGATATCCATTAAGTGAGATTAATAATACGACATTTGACACCACAATAATCAACACATTATCGGTGAATGTCCAATGGAATACCACTAATGCGGGAAATCAAATATTTTCAAGAAATTTTACACTTACTAAAATTTATTAATCAATAGGTTTATTTTCTCTCTTACCTAAATTTTCATATATCCTTAGAAGTTTTAAGGATTCGTAGTAATTTTTTTCTAATCTATCAAGTTCCTTCTCAGGAACACCTTTGTCACAAGCCGTTTCGTAGACATTTTTAGCCTCAGTAACAACATTTGATATTGTGTCTATAAGTTTCATATCTATAAATATCAACTACCTCACCATTTATTAACAACAAATGTCAATTATATTTTAATAAAATCAAACTTTAGATTATTTATAGTAAAATAAAACTTGTATAATGATATATTACTTTACTTCTTGCTGTGATAGAACAAAGGTTTTTGGGGTTCCAAATAACTCTAACCCGTTTGTGCCTTGGAATGGTTTCACAGATACTGTTGGAACAACATACGGACTTGTTATTGGTTCATACTCAGGATGCGTAACATATAGTGGTAGTTCAAACACCGTTATCACAAACCCGCCTATACCATTAAAAAACGTATCCTCAACTCCTCCAATATTTATTTCATATAGTTGTAATCAATGTATTATTTTATTTCCTTGTTATACACCACCCGTTGTTGTACCCCCTACAATCATAGGATATCAAAACGAATGTGGAATTGTAACAATTTTACCAATGAGTGTAGTATGTGAAAGTTCTCCACCATCAGTTTGGGGTCTCGAAGATGGCGAAGTCTCGGTATCAATATCGGGAGGAACCGCCCCATATACCGTCACTTGGTTGAATAACGGAAATGTCTCACCAGCACTTGAAATGGTTGGAAATGGTTCATACACCGCAACTACGGTTGATTTTTATGGTGATTACACGGCAACAACAGTTTGTGAAATATTCACACCAAAAATTTGCACGTTTGGTGCTAGTATAGAAGAAACTTTTGTGGAAGAATGTCTTCCTACGGTAATGTCCGGATACACATTTGATATAACTTAAAACATATATGCCAACAACATTTTCAGCAGCAACCTGTCTAACATCAAGTTTCGTTTCACCGGGACCATTTAACATCTATTTAACCGATGATTATAGTTCAACACCCTTTAGTTCTGTAACAAAAAATCAACTTACAATTGGATGTCCATTTATTTTTAGTAATATTCCTACCGGAACAACCACCCTTTACTTAAAAGATGTTAACTTACTTTATTGTTTTACAATACCTGTTAGAGATAACAACATATGTCAAACTTGTAATTTAGGATTATCTAACTATTCTGCAACAACAATAACAAGATTGTCTTGTGGTTTTTTAACAGGGTCTTGTCAAAATATTACGGACTATGTTATTCATTGGTATGGTCCAAACGATACAACAACATTACAAAAAAGAACCGGATTTGGTTCAGTTTTTTCAGGACAATACGATATTCCCCACCCATTTTTGGGCATATCTTCTATACCTTTACCCGAAGGTATTTACACCCCTATTATTCAAAAAGTAATTGTAAGTGGGTTAACTTTTTCAAACACAGGTGGGACCAATAGTATATTGTTTGATGGTAATTGTCTTCCAACAACAACAATACAACCATTAACTTGTTTTAATCAAACTAACACAAAAACTGAATATTGGGCTAGCGGTTATAATCATAACATTACATTTAGTTCACAAAGTCAAGGAATACCTCAACCAGTTTCATCAACATATGTGTTGTCTCCAACCACAAATTTTATTGCTTGGAAATTTCAAGGTAAAGCGAATCCGGATACAATTAAATTATCATTTAGAGGTAGTAGTTATCTTAATGATATTGGATTGGAAAATTGGGTAATTGGTACAAATAGTTCCAACGCATATACTCCATCTTTAATCTCTAAATCAGCCGCAACCGCAAGTTATTTTACAAAAATAACTTGTTTAACAGGATTAACAAGAAATCCCGGTGATGAAATAATTATTGATGTAATCCCCGCAGAAGCAAATACTGATTGGGACTTACTTATAACGTGTTTAGATAACTTTAATTGTAATAGTTGTGCATATACTAACCCATACAAAATTATTGGTTCAACAATAACAGGAATTACAAATAATTGTAAAATAAACGTAAAGTTTACAGTGTCCGGATGTTCTTCAAATACTTTATTTAGTGAGGATTATTTTAAGTATTACGATACCACCGAACTGAATGGTGTTAGTACATTATTTCAAGACGCTCAACGTATTTTATCACAACAACAATTTGGAGGTACATTTAACAATATTAGATACGCAGACACAAATGGTAATTTACCATATGATAGTGCCGATTTTTATTATAATAATAAAGTTTGTACTTATGATTTTCAATATCCTCAAGGTGCCCTAACTAGTTGTAAAACAGACCCAAATGATATAACTTACAAAAAAACATTTTTAACTGATGGTAGCAATAGAGGAGTGTTTAGCATTACCGGTTCATCAACCGTAATATCAACATTTTACGATTCTTGGATAGCCGCCATCAACCTTTCAAACTCATTAGGATATAACCCTAATAACACAAATTTGGGGTATTATAGATATTTTGGTTGGTATTTTCCAAAAACGAATCACCCACATGCTTGTGGTGACCAAAGTGGTACAAACGCGGCACTAATTCACCCATCATCAACGGTATTAACCGGGACAACATCAGGCGGAAATTACTTTTTTAATATAACCGCAAATACAATCACAAGCGGATATACCATTTCTACTTGTGATATCGATTGTGTATCACGTATTAGTGGGGTATTATCGGTTGTTAACGATTCTTCAACCGGGAATACACAATTTAATCAATACTTTTCTGCCAATACAAGTTTTGGTTGGTATGGTATCTATTATGCCCCCGTATTTGAATTTTTATATTATATCACAGCACTCACAACCACATTTTCAGCACAAACAATAGGAGAAAAAATATTTACCAATGATTGGTCAACAAGTACATACCCATATTCAGGAACATCACCTTCAATAATACCATCATTATCCGGTTCTGTATGTAACTTTAATAATCTTGGTTCTGAAGGGTCTTTTCAAGGGGGTTTCTACAACAACACATTATTATGTCAATATACAACATTATACCCTAATTCTGCCGATACTAGTAGTTTTGAAATATGGGCAACCCCAATTATTAATTATGTTCCAACACCGCCAGATGTATTAGCATACAGATATTCAGGTGGAAATGTTACATATTCATCATCAACATATATAATCGGATAATTTATGAGCACAGAAAAATATTACACAATAAAAATAACGGGGACAACGTCATCACCGGGACCATACACAATTTATCTTGATAGTGTCTTTGGAACCGTTGCAACACTTTATCCTGTTGCCGCCCCAGCAACAGGTTTATCATTACCTTTATTACAAGCGGGCGTAACAATAAAAACTAACACCACACCAAACTCAATTTTCCTTTACAATACGTATTGTGGTAACAATTTATCATTATTACCACCGGTGAATATTACTTATAATCCATTCTGTTTATCATTTGAATCTAGTTATTTAGGAACTGTTGTACATAAAACTTTCATACCAAATGGTTTAGTTGGTGGATACCCTTCTTGGAAGGATAATGAATTGAATTCAACAATTACAATCACTTGGGACGCAACTCTGAACCCCGCTAGATTTGTAATAAATAATTATCAACCGGGGGGAACAGGTAATGTTATCTCATCAAAATATCCAACTAACTCAACATCAAACCCACCAAGTAATTGGCAGAGTGTTGGGGGGGTTTCAGTATACTTTACCCAAACTTTAGGTAATTGTCCCGTAATACAACAAGGTAATTTTAGAAGAAGTGTAAACCAACCTACGTGTATATGTGACGGTAGTATTATTTTTAATGTTGATTTAGATAACCCACCTTTCAGTTATTCAATTGATAATGGTGTAACCTATTCATCATCTCCAATATTTACAAACCTTTGTAGTGGAACTTATATTTTAGCAGTTCTTGATTCAATTGGGAATGTTCATTTAAGTACGGAAATAGTAAAAACTGAAATCCCATCAACAACGTATACAATATCTCTTTACACAACTAATACAAAACCGGTTAACAATAATGTGTCGTTAGCAAATTCATATCAAACAACAGTAGTAGTGAACCCACCGTTACCTAACGGAGCAACAATAACTTTTGATTTAATACATAACAATAATTTCTATTCATCACCTAATAGTGGAACATCAATACTAACCACTTCAACATTATTATATAAAAATGGTGATGAAGTATTATTAACAAGCACTTCAAATAGTGTTAATCAATCTGTTAATACCGCCGCAGGATGTCAAACGGATTATGTTTACCAATCAAATATTAGTGATGTTTGGAGTTCATTAACAATCTCTAATAGTGATACAATAACAATCTCTACATCATCAAGAGTTGACAAAACAACAACAGGAAAATGTGTTGTTGGATATAGTAACGATAACTACTCAATTAGTAATCCGGTTATTAGTGGATGCGATTGTTGTTCAATAATTATTAACTAATAATAAAACACAGAATATTTATACAGTATGGCATATATAATTAAAAACACATCAGCGTTAATTAGTACAAGATTAACCGACACAGCTAGACAAAAACTATCTGAAGGTAATTTTAACATTTCGTATTTCCAAGTTGGAGATAGTGAAGTGTCTTATAATACACTAACCGGAACATCTTACAATCAATCTAGTAACAATATATTAGAACCTAATTTTAATTCACAAAATTCCGCTCCGGGACAAAGTAATAAACAAAATGTAAAATATCCAATTTACGTTGACCCTGATGACAGTAATACGTTTGGTATTCCATTTTCAGACCCAGCGGTTTCTCCAATATATAATAGAGCAACAATGAGAGGTTTTTTTAGTGGAGATTCATCCACATCTAATTGGAGTGCATTAACCGATACTAACTATGTGATTGATTCTAACTACGTTGTTGATATTTCAACATTTACCGGAGGAACAAACATTAAAATAATATACTCAGCTTGCGGTGATTCAACCATTGTTAGATTACCAGCTAAAGGTGATTTAATAACAATTTATTTTGACGGTAATTCAAGTTCTTGTACCACTGAACCAATTTCTGTTACCCCAACACCGACACCAACACCGACACCAACACCATCATACGACGCTTGTATCATATATCCAACACCAACACCGTCATCATCTTGTTGCGTTACAACACCAACAGGTTGTACTCCAACACCAATTATTAATAGTTTTGTAAATGTTAATAGTTGTTACAATATATTAACATACAGAATTGTCGATATTTGTTTAAATGTTGTAACATTAGATAGAGTAACACCAAACTATTCATATATTGCCTCCGGATGTTCTTATGTTAGAACATTAGTGTATCCGCCAAATATGACTGATTTATATGACAGTATTACACCGTCACCACATTGGAACACTGATGTAATTAATTATGAATCTGTTTGTAATACAGACGAATTTGACGTTAAAGTTTGGAATATGAATATTCCTTGGTCGGAGAATCCTGCGGGATTAATTGACACTATTTCTCAAGATTATAAAACATTTAACTCTAAATCATACATTGGAACTAAAGAATATTTAGGATATATGTCCGATAGTGGACAAACTTTTGTTAATATGGCGGGCGATGTTGAAGATTCAGTTTATTACTACGACTCATTTTACAATAAAATAACAGTCGCACCTAAAGAACAAAAAGCTATCGCAATTATTCATTACACAAACCAATCTATTGATTTCTTTTATGGTGAAAAATTTGCATTAGAACAACCTATTAGTGGAACAATCCCTGAAGATATTACAGGAGACGCTAGAAACTTTAAACTACATTTACCTTGGTTAATGTGGCATAAAAACCCTGAATGTTGTTTTGGTGAAACATTTTATGTTAGTCCACCTGAAGACAAGGTATTAATTAACGTTTTTGAACCTCACTATATTAAATCAACAAAAAGTAGTGATATGAATAATCCGGGTATTCGATATTATTTTTTATGGGACACTCACCAAAATAGTAGTAGTGGATTACCAAATAGAGTTGGTAAAGTATTCCCTGACCAAAAAATAATAATTATAGATGATGAAGAATTGATTGCGGCGTTATCATATAAATCAAACCGTAACTGGACTTTACCGGCAGCAACAACATCACTAATCGTTCCAAATAGTTGTAGTTCAAAAGAAGGGTCATTTAATGGTGTATTAACAAGTGCTAATCAAACTATGTATGTTAGTTATTTATTAACAAATACAACCTCAGGAGCAACTAATTCATTACATTGTAATTACTACTCAACCATATCCGGACCAAACGTTGACTGTGGAACTCCGGGTAGTCAAAACGTTGCTGTTAGATTTGGTGGAGAATTTAATTGTTTAAATCAAATAACAAATAATTCACTTTTTGGTGGTTATATTGCAAATAAATTTCAAATTATTTGTCAAATAGTTGAGGACGGTAGTAGACCTTTGTCAAACGCTTGGACAATAATTAACTTTACAAACCAATTAAGTGCGTCAACAGTAAATGGTTATATAACTCAAAGCGGATTAACAGGGAACACATTTGTTATAACTAGCGATATGCTTAACTCTACTGTCGCAACAAAATACAACTTAAATAATTACATTTCATTACCACCTAAAACACCAATAAATCTTACAACACCTACTCTTAATTTTGGTGACGAATATTATTTCTATGGTTCATTAGAAACCGACATCCAAGCAACTATCTATGAAATGAGATATAAGATAAACCTTGGTCAAGCAGAATTTCAACGTTCATCAAACCCAACTTGGTCACAAGGTGTCTCACCATATATTTCAGAAATTGGGCTTTACGATGACAAAATGAATCTTATGATTGTATCAAAGCTACAATCACCTATTCTTAGACAGGGGATTCAACAGTTTTTAGTAAAATTTGATTTTTAACATATGAAAAAAACATTAAAAGAAAGCCCTAAAGTTTTAGGGCTTGATGTATCAACCAAAACTATTGGTTGGGCATTATTTGACATACAAAGTAGAGAATTATTAGAACTAACCCACGTATCACCAACACCAAAACCAAAGGAAGATAATAAAATAAAAGAACTACTTCTTAAAGGTGAAATCTTTAGAACCAAACTTTTAGAGTACAAAGATATGGGTATCACTAAAGTTATTATTGAGGAACCTCTATTAAACTCAAATAACGTCTATACAGTCCAAACTTTATTAAGGTTTAACACATTAGTCACAAAAGAAATTTACGACGTTTTAGGGGTAGTTCCTGACTTCATATCAACATATAACTCTCGTAAGTTCGCCTTCCCCGAATTAGTTAAAGAAAATGATAAAGGTAAGTTTGTTTTATTTGGTGGTCTACCAAAAGACATTGATAAAAAACAAATCATATGGGAATTAATAGCCAAAAAAGAACCCCAAATCACTTGGCAATACACAAGAAACAACACTCTTAAAAAAGAGAACTTCGACCAAACAGACGCTTATTGTTGTGTCTTAGGTCATATGAATCAAGAAAATTTATGGTAATAAAAAAACCCCCAATTAAGGGGGTTTTTTTATTTATTAACAGAATGGGTATATACAACCTGCAGTAAATGTTGAGTAGTTACTATCAATAACATTACCATTTAATAATGTTGCCGATATTCTTATTCTATAATTATGAACCGGATTTGAAGGTGGACAAGGTCCATTCCATCCATTAAAATTATCACCTGAACCATAATCTGTTGGTTGAACATTACCACTATTCCAATTACCATTTATAGGTATGTTTAATTGGGTCGGGTCAATATCCGTCACCCACCAATGGATGAAATATCCATCAGGACTACTACCTGAAGCATCTATATCTTCACAAAGTATTTCATAACTCACAACATTTGAAACATCGAACGAATTTAAAATCCAATTCATCTCAGGAGAGTCATTAAATTGGTAACAAAACGATGAATAATACGCTGTTGGAATAACATTTCCTTCAGTATATGTGTTACTGTATAATGTTATTGATGGTTCTCCCTTTTTACAAGTTGAAAAGATATCAATGTTGTATTGAGTGGTTGATTTTTTATCACACCTAACCGTATACACAAAACCAATTTCACTATTACTACTTGTTTGAGAAAATACTGATGCTCCATTATACGTAACATTTAAAGTAACCACACTATTAGTTACATTTGGTGTTAATACAATTTTTACAACGTCACCCTCATTTGTACCTAAAGTACTAATAAATACATTAGCGTCAAAGGTTGAATCAAATGAATAGATTAAAATATCATTAATATATATATTACCACTTGCGTTAGACCTAGCACAATCACTCCAATTTCTTAATTTAGTAGGACAGTTTGATTTAACAGGAACAATAACAGTATCTAACAGTTTAACACATTCTTCACAAGGTTTAACCCCATCACTACCTGTATATATTGTTGGCGACACATCGTCAAACCAATTATAATCATAAGTTGTTCCACCCCAATTGTTCTCTAATTGAGCTAAATCACTAGAAATCTCTTTCAATTCCCAACAAAGTTTATTTGTAAAGTCCAAAATAACACCACCAACAACGTTACCCGGAACCGCAGGAACCGGTTGAATAACTACAGTAGTTTTATTCGGTCTTTCTCCGCATATTAAATAAGCGTAATACGTTTTCTTAGAAGACGGTGTTGGAGTCATTGTCATTGTTTGAGTTGGGGTTTGAGTTTGAGTTGGAGTATTTGTCGGAGTTTTAGTTGGAGTCTGAGTAGGAGTTTTAGTTTGAGTAGGGGTTTGAGTATTTGTAGGCGTAACTGTAGCCGTATTTGTTGGTGTTGGTGTTGGAGTTGGAGGTATAGACCCAATTGTTGGTGTTTGACTTGGAGTATGAGTTGGTGTTTGTGTTTGAGTTGGCGTATTTGTCGGAGTTTTAGTTGGTGTTTGAGTTTGGGTAGGCGTAACTGTCGTAGTATTTGTAGGAGTAGGTGTTGGTGTAAGACAACCAAATTCACATTCAATATCGTAATCAATTCTCATTTTAATTAAAACATTAGAATTATGTAACGATTCCGGTTCACAATTTGTTGAGATTGTTATTTCATTTGTTAATGGATTAATATCAACATTTCCCGGACCAATTTGAGGGCACGATTCAATCAATGATGCGATTGTTGAGTACCATAAATTATCTGAAGGGTAATCCTGCAATGTAGACCCTGTATAGAATGTTGCGGAATTAACACAGTCACCAATGACTGTTGACGCTGAGAATATTGTTTGAGTTAAAAGACAATTTTCATTCCCTATAATTAATTCGGCATATCCCTCATTTAAATATTGTCTAGGACCTGAGTAAATTTTCATAGGTTTGTTTAATTCACCTAAACAAACATTAGAATAACCTACTTGGTTTTCGTAGACTTTATCTCCCCTAATACCCATTCTTTTCGCTTTTGAACACCCTGAACTATCTACAATTCTAACCTCATAATCACCCGGAGGTAAATCAGTTATTTCCATAACAGTAGTTCCAACAGTATCTCCATCAAAATATAATGTAAACGGTGGTGTCCCGTTTGTTATATAAGATGTTAACGAACCATTACTATTAATAGAGTCAGTACTTAATAAATGAAAATCAATAGTATTTGAACCATCAATGGTAAACGGAGATGATTGATTACATAACAATGCGTCTGTCACATTTGCAATATAATTACCTGAAAATAAATTAGTAAAAGTGTATGACGTAAATGAAGTTGATATAGATTTACCATTAATTGTATACAAATAAGGTGGAGTTCCACCTGAAGTTATTTCCAATTTAACCGACCCATCTTTTCCGTTACAAGTTGTTCCGGTTGTGGTAACTGTTAAATCATACACAACATCATTATTAATGACGTAAGTCCCCATAAATACACATAAAGCAGAACCTGAATCAGATACTGTTAATGAATATGTTCCTGACGATAAAAAATCAAAAATCCAAGTACCACTATCTGATGGTGTTTGACTGTCTGAATTACCGTCAGAATCTGTTAAAGTAAATGTATAAGGAGCAACCCCACCAAAAACTTGAATAGGACCTATTGCTCCTGATGAATCATTACACTTTGAGTTTCTTGTATTAACAGAAACTGTAGATATCCCCATAGGAACTTGTAGAGTAACTGTTGCTGTAAACGTACATAACCCGGCATCAGTAACTTGAATTGTAAATCCTCCAGCACCCAATCCACTAAAGACAACAGTTCTGTCAAAAGTAATATTTGTTACACCATTTGACCCTAAGTAATAAAATGGTGGTGTACCGCCGGTTATAGTTATACTAACTTCACCATCACTACTAAAACAAGTCGGTTGTGTTAAATAAGCAACACCAAAACCAACGGGTTCTATTTTACCAACAAACCCACTTTTACTTATACTACATCCTGTATTATCTGTAACTGTCACAGAGTATGTCCCTGTCGATAAATTAGAAATAGAATCCCCAACACTACCGTCAGACCATAAATACGTATATGGTGGGTTACCTGTTAATCCTGAAATAAACATTTTTCCGGAATTAACTGCACATCCCGCATCGTTTACAATGTAGAAACCATAATCAATTGTTGTTGAATTTTTAATAATACAAGTCTCAGACTTCCCGGTACAACCACCTCCGTCATCAGCAATCACATAATAAGTTCCATAAGGTATTGTTGTGAATTCAAATGTGTTTGAATATGATGCCCCTGAGGATACAAACCCTGTTGTATTATTATATAAACTAAAAGTTGATATATCATACGCATTAATTGTTGACGCAATTAGAGAACCATTATTGAACCCACATAATGTGTTGGTTGCTGATGTTATTGTAACACAGGTTCCACTAGATATAATAATATTTACCGGTAATATTGTATTGGTTGGAGCACAACTATCAATAATGTTGAATGAATACGTTCCTGCGGATAAACTTGTTGCGTTATATGTTGTCGCGCTTGGACCTAATGAAATAGTTGTTGCCGATGGTGATAACCATTGGATGGTATAATCAGGAGCTTCACCAATAATATCAATGGTGAACGAACCTGAATTAGTATTAGCACAATCTCCTGTTATACTAGCGTTATATGTTAAATTACAAGGCATTTTTTATTGTGGACAAGTTATATTAAAGTTTATTCCTACATTTATACTTATAGTTGTATTTAGTGGAGAAACAGAACAATTTATGTTCCATATCTTAACTTTTGTTGGTGGTGAACCTATTTCATCATTAACTGAACGTTCATAACGATAATCATACCCCATTAATATTAAAGTAGAAAGACTATTATTTAACGCTGTTTCCCATGCAGATACACAAGGCATCGCATCACTACAAAGGTAACCAACCGGGTTTGAGTATCCTACCCCATCAAAGAACACATCTTGAATAATATTAGTTCCATTTATACTTATGTCAACAAACCATTCACTAACAATTGTTCCGTCTCTATAACACGACCCAACATCTATTCCATTATCGGTTTCCCACTGATTAATAACATCACTAAAAACACCACTAAAACTATCAAATTCCATTACATTTTCCGGATATCGATTACATAAGGTATACCAAACATCACAATTAAGTTGATAAACACTACCCGTGAATTTACAAGGTTTACAAATAATTGGTACCAACGCACACCCTCTTTGTCTTCTCCAAACAAATTTTTGTCTATGAAAAATAGAATTCTCTAATTTAACACCCGTATTCCAAATTGTAGTTGCCGGAATCATTTGTTCAACTAATCTAATCCAATAATCACCCATACCTTCAACATACTCAATCATTGTTTTGTATGTGAAGTTATCATTTGGAATTCCAGCTAAAGATTCTGATTGTAAATAATTCCAATATATTGATGATAACGTTGGATATCCACTTGTTCCACCATCTGTTGCAAATTGTCTATTTCTAACATTAATTGTGTTTTTCCAAAATGTTTGAGCAAACTCAAAAAAGGTTTCTTTCCTTGGTTGGGGATTAATAAGGGTTGAGTCAACACCACCGTTATGTGGATAAGACGATACCGGATTAGGGTTACATCTTGTTGGTGCAACATAACCCAAACCTTGATTATTAATTGGGAAGTTGTATTGTCTTGACATATACCAAACATCGTAAGATAATCCTTGAGAGGGGTTTAAGTATAAATCAATATTTTTAACATTAATAACTAAACCTTCTGCCCCAACATTATATAATGCGTTATACCCACCATCTAAATTATTTCTATCCCCAATTTCACTATCAACCCACGTTTTATTGTTATCTACGGCTGTTCTTATGTTATAACCTAAATCAGTAAATGGGAATGATTTATATACATTCAAATATTCTTGCCCATAAGTAAATGGAGCTAATTTTGTTTGATAATTAGGATTTGAACCTGTGAACACACTATTAGTTAAATCCGGTTGTTCTAATGACCTATGTTTTGGTGTTGATTCAAACCAACCAGCACCCATCTGATAAAAATATGTTTCAGAATTACCCGGTGACATAGGATATCCACTATCACTAATTGGATAATCTCCTTTACTTAAATCAACTTCTTGAAGAACTGATGTTGTTGTAAAACCAGAATATTGAACCCCTTGTATATTGAATGTATATCCACTCTCTAATGTCGGTAATGTTTTAGAATATGTTCCACCCGATATTTTAGCATATTGAGAGTCGAACTCTGACATATTAATTCTTTGGTCAGCTAAACAAACATACTCATTAAAATCAATTAAAGCGTCCGGAGCACCAATTAACCTCATTAAAGTTTCTATGGATTTTCTAGTCCCTTTTGATTTAAACAAATAGGCGGAATTAAGAACTAAATTCTTATAATATTGGTAGTTTAACTCGTCAGGCGTTTGAGACTGTCCTACACCACTAAAAGCGGATTTATCAACATTCTTTTGACCAAATACCGAACCTAAAAAGTCCTCGTTAGTAATTGGGGACATATTTGTCGCCCAACCTAATGTTTGTGATAAATTTTTTAGTAATTGAGACGGAATATCGTTTCCGGTGTTATAATTCACCGAATTCATATAAGCTAAACCATTAATGAATTTCTTAGTTTCATCAAAACTTCTACCGTAAATTTGTAATATTTTTTCAATTTTTTGGTCAGAGGTGTCAAATTCTTTAAGTGAATCAGTTGTTAAAAATCTTGAAACAAGATTTGTTTGATATCCATCAAAAGACAAACTAATCTCATTTAATGTTGTTAAATATATTGTAAAGGAATTGGTTAATATATCCAAATTCCAATTACCATATAACGGCCAAGTCACTAACTTATTTTGAATATAAAAAGTTCCATCATCGTTTTCATTTGGAACTTGGAAAGTTGCTGTATAAATAGGAACAACATTTCTATTTAATAAAAATCGTTGAACTTCATCCAAATCCTCATTAAGAACTCTATTAACCTGATAATCATTTGGTCTAATAACTAAATCATCTTGTGTCTGAGTTTGACCCGGAAAAACATCACCTTTAAGGTATATTCTAAGGGTTCCTGTAGTTGATGACGTTGTTGGCTCAATATGAGTAACATCAAATCCAACACCACCATAATATAAGGAGTATTTGGCAAATTGATTTGTCATATTTCTTAAAGGAGAAACTTGAATCTCTCTTAGTTCTAAATTTCTAGTTGCGTTAACAGTAAAATCAATATCAAAAGGGTTTCTAATTCTTGAAATATCTAAATCAATACTTGTTTCATTAACTATTGGATTATATGAAATGTTTGTCGCAGTAGCTCCGGTTAAATAGTTTTCATCCATAAAAGTAACCTCCAACGCTGCCGGAAATTTACTAATAATCATTTCAACCGATGTTGAAATTCTTTTAACCATTGAACCGTATGATGTAAAATTAGTTACTTCAGTTAAATCAAAATTAGGATAAACTTTAAAATTGTTTTCAAATATCACCTTTGATTGAACAACACTATTAACCCCCATACTATCTAAGTTAATAGGGTTTGAGAATGCTCCTGTTGTAAAAGTTCTATTTGATTTTTCCTTAACTCCTCTAGTGAACTCAAAATTTCCTTGCGTCAATCCACCCCCCGCAACAAGTTGGAATCCAACTAAATTATCGGAGAATGTACCTGCACCGGATGCTGTCTGTGGTGGACACGTAAATTTTTCTATTGCCATTATTGGGTTATATTTGTAAAGTTTTTACTAAAATCTATGTTATTCCCTCTGTCTTGTCTAACTTCATATAATAACTCGTTAAATTGGTCTCTAATCTCATATAAGTTGTATTGTTTGTATATGTTATTAGCATTATCGTATAGTGTATACACACCATCATCAATAGATTTAGTTTGATTACCATATAAAGCAATAGCCAATGTTGAGAAATCGTGTTCTCCAATTTCAATATCCAAAGTTATTGGATTAAAGAAAGTATTTGTTATAATAACATTTTGATTTGGTTGACCAATATATGGTGTGGCGTTTGGCTTATTTGTTGGTGCCGAAGATGGTGTTAATGTACAAAACAATAAATTAGTGTTATTATCTGTATATCGATATCTAATAGCCTTTTGAGATGAATTTGTTAAGTTTTGAACAACCGGTTCACAAAAGAATGATGAGGTAATAATTCTAAAGAAATTAGGTATCTTTGTCCCATCAGCATTTAGATATTCAATTCTAAAACCAACTAACCCTTGACTAACAAATTTGTTTCTATAAGTAGATGGAACAGAATTTAAATCAAAAATTAATCCTTTAACATTAGGAAGTGCCGATAAAACACCACAATCTAATATTGTTGTTCTTATTTGAGCAGGTCTAATAAAAATCGTATAAATCCCAATTTGATTAAATTGTTCAGCAGGTAATTTTAAATTATATAAACCACCTAATATCTCAATACCATTATTCACACCTGTAGTATCATTATTATAATAAGGTCTTAAAATAGACTTCGCATCCAATTTTGTTAAAACAAAATTATCTGTTTCATCTCTTGATGGAGTATAATTTAAAATTATCTCAACATCTTCCGGACTTACGTCAGCCGGTCTTATTGTCCCATATGTTCCTGTAGCCATATTATATACTATTATTTACATTAAAAAATTTATATCCGTATTTGACTAAATCACCTACGTTGTCAACCTCACCCAATCTTTCAACTCTCTCAAGTGCTGAGTTCTTCCCTCGTTCTATAAATATGTTGGATTGTACTTCTGCTTCATCAATTATATTCATTAATAAATCATTTTTTACTATTTTTTCACAAACTAACATATCAGAAGTTAAACCCGAAGATTTTACAACAAAAATTGTTGTCCCATTTGAATAATCATAGTAATCAATATCATTAATTGTATAGGCGGTATATAAACCATTTGAACTTACTCCTGAATATTTACCAATCGTACCAGTATTACCCGTCACCCATTGATTAGGTATATATTGAGTCGTTCCATATTGTTTTAAATCACTTAACGATGACATTGTATATCCCGTTATTAAAAATGGAATTGATGTTATTGGGTTAAATAAATTAATATCATTTAATGTTGCACCACAACTTGAATCTCCACTGAATATATAATCATACGATAATAACGTATTTGACCAATTACCACCCGCAGGTTTAAAATAAGCAACCCCTTTAGGATTTGTTATTGTTACACCCGTGAATGGTGTGTTAACCGTTTTTGTTATTACATTTGTCCCCCAAGGGCTCATACCTGACATAGTGATTGTATATGCCGTATTATTAGCATAATCATGGTACATTGATGTTGATGTTACCGCACTAACTTGCCCATCACCCCAATCAATCTTGTATGTAGAAAACTCCAAATACTTTTTAAACTCAATATCCGATGTATTATAAACATAACACCTTTTTGAGTTTGAACTATTGCCCGAAAAGATAAAATTCGTCATAGTTTCTTGTTGTAACACCATACCATCAAATACAGAATAATATCCTATGTCTGTCACAGTTTCTGTTAATAAAATTGGGATAGTTAATCCGGTTAATAAAGAAGTACCTGATTTGGTTGTCGCCGACGAAATATTAGTAGTGTTTGTACCTCCTGACAAGACTTCTGTCATTGACGAATAAATGTAAGATGCCCCCACTAAATCAATTTTAAAGGTTTCTGCAGGAATAATACAACACTTATTAACAATACCTGACCCCGTTATAGTTCCAGCATTATAATTAACTTTAAAAATGTCTCCACTAATAAATTCCGGTGATATTTTAATATGATAATCTCTTTCTGTCATATTATGGATTTATATATTCATACCATTTTATTGGAACTGATGTTCCTCTTCTTACACTATTATCCCAAACTTCATATGTTTTTTCATTATAATTTAACCTTACCTCATAATAAAAATAAATCTCAGGGTCAAACATAAATTTTGATGTAATATTACTTTGTGGTGTATTTGTCATTTTAACAAAAACACCCAATCTAGCATCAAAAAATTTTGCTGTCATATAAAATTTACTAATGTCTAAGAATTTTTTATTTCTTAACCAATATAGAAAGAACCCTTCTTTGTCACCCACATAATCTAACTTAAATGATGGTATTTTAATTTGAACTGAAGGTTTATACGAACTCACAACTTCTGTTACCGTAAACCCTTGTTGCACAGGTAATATCACTGTAAAATAATTAGTTTGAGTGATAGTATCTTTACTATCATAAAAATCCAATTTAAAGAAAGATTTAGTAAATGGTTTTACATAATAATATATTTCACTTATGGTAAATCCTTCCGGAACATAACTAGTCACCCAATAACTTGACGGAGCAGTTGTTACTAACGAAGATGGATTAACAGGAACCGTTGGAACTAAATTACCATTTGAATCCAACTGTAAGTCACTAAAAAAATGAAAATCGTATTTAATATCCGTTTTTGTATCACTACTATACGGTGCGTGAGCAAATCTTAATACTTCAAAATCCCCCGGAAATCCAACAATATCCTCAACAACATTTTGTTGATATTCTTCAACGGCATCACCTTGCCCAAGAAAATCCCATTTAATTTCAATCGGTATATTGATATATTTGTCGTCACCTTTTGGTAAGGTAAATTTATAACTGTTATTATTCACAATCGTCTTTTGTTGGTTGAGCAGCTCCATAAAGAGTTGCGTAATTATTTAAAGTACTTTCTATATAATTAGTTCCTTCCGGTATTATTCTAAAAATAAAATTTTCATATGGATAATGTTTTCCATTTAAAAATGGATAATCAACACCATTACCGAGACCATCATTAAAACCATAGGTATATAAATCTCTCCAAATAAATGAATTGTATGTTGTTGAAAAATATGAGTAATCCGGAACACCCACCATATTGTTAATGCTACCTGTTTCTATATAATCAGAAAACCCTCTTATTTTCATTCGTCTATTTGGTTTGTAGTAATAACCAAATTGATTATTATTCATATCTACCAAACTCATATCAAACACATCAGTATTAAATGTAAACTTATGATACATTTCAGAAATAACTCTTTCTTTTTGTTCATAATCATTCCACTCACAGTAATTACCATTTATTGTGTCACCACTTTTAAGTGATTTAAGATATGTGAAATCAATATTTATTCCATTCACATTACCACCATAAGGTGTGTTATAATACCCCGTTGGATATGCGTTATTATTTGAATCCACAAAATTTGATTCTACCGTATCCACATCCCACCAAGTTTGTGGGTTATTAAACTGAGTATCCGGTGGTAAATTAAAATCAAACCCCTGTTTTAATCCCACATCATTACCATTACTATCAACACCCCCAAAAGTTAATCCAAAATACCCTTTCCAAATTGTTGTAATATATAACTCACTAATTGGTCGTTTTTGATTGTCACGCAACTCACTAACATCAATATCTTTATTAAACGATAAAGTATATGATTGAGCATTTTCTTTAATTGAAACTCTCTTTACATTATTTGGTGTATAAACAGGACTTTCAAATTTCTTTTTAGTCCCAAATATATTTTTTTCAAACCCGGCATTAACTAAAACAGCGTCATTAACATCTGTAATTATTTTATGTTGAATCACATAATATTTGGATGTAGTATCATTAGGGTTTTCATAATTTATAACTCTTTTAAATGTTCCTGTAGTTTGGTCATCCACAAAAATTGAAGACCCGTATCCGATATTAAATATGTTAAAGATATACTCATTAGTTCCCGGCAAACCGTCTCCAAAAGAAAATACTTGATATGTATTAACATACCCATTATTTAATTTTATTTTTACAAATTCAGATTCCGATAATCCGTGTTTAACGGGACATCTAAATTGAATTATAGGGTTCCCTCCCTCCATAATATCATTACCGTCATTATCCTTACTATTAATTATAAAAGGAATCCCATCAACAGCATTCCAAACAAAAGTAGGAACATTAGACCCGGTACCATCATAAAAATTCATAACCTTATCTATGTTCTTATATGGATAACTAACAAAATGATTCCAATTATAGGTTGAAGCACTTCTAGCGACAAAATCAACGTGAACCTGTGGTTGTCCATTTGGAATTGTTGATGGTATTGGAACCGTGTATCCCGAAACATTGTAATCACTTCTAATAAAATCAAACTCATCATATTGGGGAAATCCTTCCCAACTTACTGAGGTAGACAACGCCCCACATTGTCTTAAAGTTAACGCAGTTTCATTAATGTAATATAAATTATTTTCTAATGGTTCATAATTTGTTGAACCCGTATATGAGTTATTAAATAACACTTGAAACTTACAAACCGGTCTAAATGTTGTCGATTTTTGCCTTTCATCGTTAAATATTTGAACTAAATTAACATCAATACTCCTATCAAATTCTTCAAGATTTTTTGTGTTTTGAACCAATGGTGTTGGTATCGATAAATTAGTGTCCGTCGACGTTTTATACCTTAACGACCCTAATACTATTCTTATATCATCCATCTTAATTTATAACGTTACTAGTGTTTATCCATTTTGTTCTAAATCTATCAAATGCCGACGCTCCTCTTCTAAGTCCAAAATAAAAGTGAAATGGCGCTCCGACAGTAATCAAATCTGTTTCAGGAGTATTTTGACTCCAATATTGTGGTTTTGCAGTTATTGAGTTATTTTGGTAAGTTGGTAAACTATTCCCATTAGTGACTGCGTATATGTAACCTTTAAAAAAGTCATTTTGTGACTGATTAGTAGTTCTAAAATATCTAGATACCGGTAATAACCTATCCAAAGATTGATATTTTGAAGAAAAAATTGTTTGAAAATCCCAATCATTTGATTCACCACCAAAAATACTTCCCGCATGCTCACCACCACCATCAATTCTCCATTGTGATAATGGAACTTCTTGAGAATAAACTGTAAAATTATTAAATGTACAAATACTTGATGTTGTCCCTGTTGGATTTATTATTGTTCTTTTTGGTGAAACATAATCTCTAATTTGAGTATCCGATGAAAAGAATATTCCCAAAGAATTCTTACAATCAAAGAAAATAGGGTTTTGAATACCAGGGTCAACCAATGCTGTTCCTGTACCTGTTCCGGGACCTGTTGCGATAAATGTTGTTGTTCCCGCAACGTATCCCGGAGGTGCTCCAATCGACGTAAAATCTGTTGGGTTAGAAGCCGTTCCACCCGACAAAATTTTATATCGAATACCTGTTACAAAACCACCCGCACCTACCGTTGTTGGTGCATCAGGATAATTCGACGATTGGAATGCTGCAACACCTAATTCAGAATTAATTGAAATTAATTGAGAGTAATCAGCATCAATTAAATATTTCCCTTTTCTACTATTTTGAAAATACGCAAATATGTTAAACGCCCCTAACAAATTATTTAAAAAGTTATTATCCATAAATCTACTTATAATAAATAAATTAAGGATTTCATCAACGTGAGAATACGTTGAACTTGTTAACTTATTAACCAAGTATCCGTCATACTCGTCAGACATCACCAATTCTTGTAAAAAGTCCGCTCTAGGACCCAAATCCATAATTGTTGTTGGATACTTTAGGTCAGCACTAAATTCACCTGAATTGGAGTCATAAGGTGAACATCTATAATAAAAACTTCTAGATGGATTATGATACATAATAACACTATTACATTTCTTTCCTTGCGGAAAGTTTGGTGGATTTGATGTTGGAGAACTAAACCCACTAATCTCATTTTTAAATGGAAAAGCATATAATACTCCATTCACCCAATTATTATTAAATCTGTGAGAAAACACATTTCTACACGCACCAAGCATCACCATATTTCGAGCAATCCATTCAAACATTAATTCCCAATCTCTAAATAAAGAAATAAATATTGTTGTAATAAAGACATAACATCCACCCACAAAAATCGTTTCACCCTCATATTGGAGACAATCACCACCTCTCGGTCTTACGAATATAGTACTATTTACAGGACTTGGAGTACAACCATAACAGTCCAAATTAACGGAACCAGCACAGGTAAAAGTGTTTATAACTCGATTTATTTTTGGAGAACCAACTAAATCTTCCCTAACATCATCTAAAGACCCGTTACCAAAAGACCCTGTTGACCCCGCTATTGAATTTATCCCGATTACACCTGTCGAAGGTATTAAATACAACGTTAATTTACTGTTTTTTTGTAAAACACGTCCATTACAACAGTATTCCTCAACAACAGTCCCTGTCGGTAATCTATCGCCTCTCATAACAATTTGATTATTACTAGCACCAGAATAAGAACCAACCCTACCTAATGTAAAATTCATAGTATTTCCCGTACTATAGATTGGTGAATAATAATACGTTAAAACTCGAGTTGGAGGAAATCGATAATCACCGTACTGATACCAATATGGAGTATCGGATGGGTCGAAATTAAGGGAAATTCTTAAATATTGAATGTCCATGAGCATCATTGATGCTCCCTCAACAATCTCATTAGGAATATATCCTTCAGTCCTACCTGTCACATTATAGACACTTGGATTATCTGGAGTAGGTACCTGCATATAACAGTAACCATTAAAATCCCTTATCATCCCATAAGGAGTGTATGTATACGCTTTAGTAAAATCATTATTTAAACTTATTCGTAAACCAAATGGTGAAGAACTTGCACCATTACTTACGGTAGGTGTATTCGGATAAGCTCCATTTGATAGTGAATCATCACTTGTTTGAGTTGTCCCACGTAAAGGTTGTGCGTTTTTACAACTTGGTGCGTAAAATAGTGAACGATTATCTAAGTTAGAATAATAACTAATTAAGTTTGAATTAAACCCTGAGAATCTAGATGTCATTTGCGTCCAAGTAGACGCTGTCACTCCCTGAGTATAACCTGTAACAAATTGCCAAGTTTCTTTTTGATTAGGACAATAAGAAAATGAGTTAAAATATAAATTTTGTCCAATAGCGTACCCTGTTTCAGTATTAATATTTCCACCTACCGTTGGTTGGATTCCACCTACCCAAGTAGCCCCTGTCACATAATTTGGTGTGCTACCAGTTGGTAATGGTGTCCAAGCAGGTAATGGTGTTGTAACCGCCCTTTCATTACCATCGTGACTAATATTTAAAAATTTACCCTGAATCGGAATATTCATTCTATAGTAACCACTAATCTCAACATCACTTTCATTTTGATGTCCAAAAAGTTTACCAATACCATATTTAATTGGTATTTTACTGGTATATGGGTCAACACCTCTATTTAATATCACAACAACGTTTTCATTACGGTTTCTAACATAATTCATCGAATCATACTTTTGAACTCCAAAAGGTATTGGGTCTGGATGTGTGTTACCATTAGGTCGATAATAACAATTTGGGTTAAAAATAGTACCCGTCCAATCCCGTCTTCCTCCATTAATAGTTGAGAACAATTGAAACAAAGTCGACTCATTTCTGAAGTATTTTTTATTTAATGAATTAGGTAAAGTATTTACACATTGACCACTAAAATTACTGTATGTCATAGCAGTAATAACTTGGAAATATTCTATATCAATAGGGAATTTATGGGTATTTGTAGTTGTTTTTGCACTATATGGACCAGCATCATCAAATACTCTAACATCATAAGTAGTTGATAACATACTACTAATACCGTTAGGATGTGCGTAATTAACTGTCACCGTTGTATCACCTGTATATGTTGTTCCTGTAATTGCGTTGTTATTAAATATATTTTTAATACCTCCCGTTAAATTTGGGTCTTTACTAAAAGTCGGATTTTGAAAAGCCAACATTTCTCCCGCAACTAATCTTCTAGCAGTTGATTTATCACATAATATTACAATAGTATTATCTTTATGAAATTTACCCGGATTACGTGCTTCGTCAAAAGTAACATTAATTCTATTAACACCACCTCCCGGATTAGTTGTACCACTATTAAAATATTTCGCTTTAACATTAAATAAGTTAATTCTATCCGCCATTGGTAATGCGTTAGTAAACCAATCATACGCAAAAGATGTACTATCACCCCCTTCACCCACAGCAATAACCTCACTTTGTAAGTAAGGTGCTCCAATAGTGGATGACCCATATTGATTATCAAATTGATACCCCGCAAAATCATTAGCAAAAATAACTTTTCTTTGACCCGGAAACCCATTTGGATTTGTCTCAGCATTAAAGGATGGTAATTTAAACGTTGCAAAGGTAGATAATGGAACACTTATTAAACCAGCATTTAATGGTGATATTGGTTTAGGGTCTGACGATATTGTTGGACACGGTACTAATTCATTTTCTTCATCCTCATCATTACCATCCGGGTCAGGGTTTTCATTAACACTTTGTCCTTGTTCACAAGAACAAAGGTCACAATCCGGATATGTTAATATAGGAACTTTTATCCCTTTTAAGTCAAGTTTCCATAACAGCCTTAAAATATACGCCAAAAGAAGTCCTAATATTATATATATAACTATCATAGCCAAATACCCCGCAATCATCCCTAAAGCATATGGAACACAACCAAGAATCAATATCCCGTAGTTAATAATACTAATAGCACACCAAACAATTAATCCAGGTATAACTATAAGCCTTAATAACCACACAACAAAATATAAAATGTGCATCACCAATATTAACGCAAAGAATACCGGTGTAAGTATTATACTGAAAAACATAAAAATTATGTATAGTATGTCAAACCTAAAATTACCATCATTTGTTGGAAATTTATTATTTTCAGTTTCACAAGATTCCTCTAAGATATTTTTAATACCGACATACCTTTCACTTCCGCTACCCCCTCTATGATTATATATAAATTCTGATACAGTATAAACTTTATTATACTGCATTATGTAAAACTTATCATCACAATTTATAGCGTCTTGAATCATTTGAGTATTTCCATAATCATTCCAATCAACGCTAAAAGCATACGATTCAAATTGATTGGAACTATATTCTCTAATATTTGGTACTAAAAAATAAGCTCTTTTAGTAAGGTCTGATAATGATGGTGATTGAGACCATTTTACTTTAAATCTATATTTTGCTTTAGTTGGGATACCAACCTCAGGGTCATTTGAAAGAACTTGTTCTCCAAACTCATTGGTTACATAGTAATCCATATTCATTGGGACATCTACCAACCAAGTTCCGTTTTCATCAATAACTTTACCACCCCCCTCTAAACTAAAATTTTCAAGAATAGGTAACCCGTTAGAATCTTGTTGTATTGTTTGTCTAATCGCCAATATTTCACCGGGACCCGTAGTTAAACTACATTGATACCCCGACCTGTTAGTTGGTTTACAATTAGACTTTAATGCGTTAGTATCTGAGTCAGAAATTATAGAACCCATAAAAATAGATGTTGGTCGAATATCAACATTCGCCTCACTACTTAAATCAAAATCTGTTCTTGTTATACCTAAATTACAAATTTCAGGTTGTCCCCATAATGGTTCAACCTCAATACTTCTATTTACCGATACAATTTGTGGTAATTCTCTTAAATTATTTGATGATTTAAAATTTGTTCCGGATACTTGAGCTTCTGTTGCAAGACCCATTCTAATCAAATCTTGAGGTGATAATGAAAATTCTCCAATGTCAGACAAATCAACATCTAAAACAATTAGATGAGCACCAACAGGAACCCCAAAAATCATATAATCACCACTATCGTTTGTAACCGCATTATATTTATAATACTTGTCGTAAACTTCAATTAAAGTTGGGTTAGTTAAAACATCCGTTCTAGTGAAAAATGTCCCGGTAGGAACGTGAGCACTATATGATGGTTTATAGGGTAGTAAATTATATCTATAACCATCATCATTATTATCTAACAATGATTTATACGGATATAACTCAGAAATAATTGGGTCAGCTTGGTCTTTACTATCTAAAGGTATGAAGATAGATACTTTGGCATTTGGAACACCAAATCCATTATTAACACTAACACGTCCAACAATAACACCATAATCAGCACATTGTCTAGTATAGATGTCTGTTTGTAATATTTTTAAGGATAATATTTCTAAATGTTCGAACTCTTGGTCAATTAATACTTTAACTGAAGTGTCAACACCGACCTTTGTTCTTATTCTATAAGATTTTGACATTTTTATCTTTTTTAATAAATAGTTTATATACCATTTTTAAAAGATAAAACATTTTTTTTGAAAATAAATTATGGTTTAAACTTATATTGTTTAACAAAATCAATAGGGTTTGATTTTTTTTCTAAAAAATTATTAACAATACTAATAACATATTTGTGAACAGTGTTATCAATAGATGTGTGAGTTGTATTAGGAATATCAACATTAAGGACTTTAGTTATTCGATTATCCTTAAATAAGGACACTCGTCCCCCTGAATTGGTGAAGAAAATCATATTGTCCGACCATTTAACAGACATAAAGTTTATCACATAACCAACATTATCTTTAATTTGATAATCATAGTTATTATACAATTGGTTAGCACTATCTAAGAAAACAACTAAATCAACACCAATTTTTTCTTTATTTAAATTATCCAACACCTGAGCAACATTATACCCACCAATACTATGTCCAATAAGAACAACCTTACCTGTTGGGTTAAATAGCCTAAAATACTTTACTGTTTTAAAAACCTCTTCGGACGTTAAATTATAGTTGTTTGTTCCAATATATGTAATTACACTTGTCTCTTTAGTTTCGACCTTACTTTCAACCAAACCCAAACCATCTAAGTCCCTCGACTTAGAAATGTCAATTTGAACCTCATTAGCCCCTGACACATCCTTGAATGGTCCTAACGAACCTTCAACAACTATAACTAAATTTTTGGTATTTTTATTAAAATAATCTTGGGGGTGTTGGATTGTTTCTAATTTTCTTCTTTCATTAAAATCGGTAATATCTGAAGTAATAAAAGAACTAACAATTATTAATAAAAAAATTTGAAATTTTGTTACTTTTTTAGTTACCCTAATTTGATTAAAAAAAATCAAAAAAATAATAAAAGAACAAATCAATCTGAAGTTAAGATATAATCCCGCAACAAAACATTGAGACCAAGTCCCATTATACCCTTTAATAAAAGTTAAAATATCTGTAATATAATCCATTTATTAAAAATAGAGAATACCGATTAAATTATCAAGAGAAATTAACCGTTTTTAAATTTTTAACTCTAATGTTTATATCTTTGTTTGCATATTTTATTTGGTAAGTTTGGTTTGGTTCCGCAAAGATTGTATCATCAATTAACCCTATCTGATAAGTTGTACTGTCAATATATCGTTGAGATGTTTGAGATGATGAATACTGTCCACCAACTTTATTAAAGACTTGAATATCGGATAATGAAATTACCCCGTTTTCACTTTGTATTAATCTTCTTAATTCAGAAATATTAACATTTTCACCCATTTGTCTATTTTCCGGATTAAAATATTCCGAAACAATCGTAATGATTTGAGAAATAACTGTTCCTTGGTTTTGTGTATTATCTAAAACAACATCAATATTAAATCCTAAATCAATAACGTTAGCACTTTGTATTGACACATAATCATTTATCATACGATAGTTTGATAAATAATTTGCAACATTATTCTTTAAAGTGTTTGAAATTACCTCTGTTAGTCTACCTGTTTCATCATACGACAACATTTGGACAATAATTTTATTATTGTTTTCCGTTATTGATACTTTTGCCGGAGCTCCAAATTGTGAAGGCATTGTTCGGATTATTGAATCGTAATCATTTACGGTTACCGCTCTTTTTTGTGATGAGAAATTATATGAAACTAAATTTCTAACTTCTTCAGTTGTTGGGTAATTAGCTCCCCCAATCGCTGCGGTTACGTTTGTACATCTTAATGAATTTACTACAGTTGTGTTAATACTATCTGATGGTCCGTTCACAAAGAATGATACTGTACCTATTTGAGTAATTGAATTTACACCAATATTACTACCTACACCACCACCAACTCTATATTGTATGAATAGTGTTGTATTTGGTTTTAAAGTACTACCTAACGCTAAGTTGTTGGAATACTTATATAGATTTAATTGATAACCATCTCTTGCAAACTCTCTTAACTGTTCGTCCGCAGATTGTGAACCACCCCCAAAAGTAATTTTTAAAAATCCTTCAGGTGTAAATTCACTAATAAACTTAGTACTTGTTTGAATGTATTTCCCCACTTTAATCCCCGGAGAATCCGATACTTTTGTTGGGTCTTCTACAAATACTCTATCTTCCGCCAAAGCATCCACTTCATACCATCTATTATCTAACCCTAAGAACTCCTGAACTGACGGTATATTAGTATACTGTGTACTATCTTTCAACAAAACACTAGTTATACCCAATACATTCTTGTCCGGTAAAAATAATTCATAAAAAGGTCTAACATCATTAGGTGTTATTACTTTTTTAAACACTTTTGTTGTTCCATTAACAACAGTTTCTCGTTTAGTAATTGTATAGTTTAATAATTTATTATTTGAATCAAAATTAGGTATTTTTAGTCTATTTGGAAAACCTTCACCATTAATAGGTGATGAGAAATCAATATCATATACAGTTTCAAAGACTTGTCCGGCACCATTAACTTGTGACCCTCTTCTTAGAATACCACAATATCGTAAATCTTCTTTATCCCCAAAAGCAGGAACTGTAATTGAAAAATCAACTAAAGCAACCGATGGTCTCATACCCGGAACTTTTAATCCATAAGTTTTTGCTATATTAAAAACTGACGACCTTTGTTGAGCATATTGAAGAACTGTCTCTTGAATACTTCTATCAATGTTAAATTGTAAGTTATCCGTTACCGCAGCGTTCAAATCTAATAATACAGAAAAAACAGACGCGTCATTGAAGTTTTGAATCGTGTCCGGATAATACGTTTTAGTGAAGTTAATTAACTCAGTTCTGATTGATTGGAAATCCCTTGTTGTGTAGGAAATTTTCTTGTTTGCCATAATTTTATATATTAATAATTACAAAGTCACTACTATTAAACACATCATTGTTGATGGTGTAATCAATCTTAACTTTCGCTGTATGTTCTTTATTCGACATATTTGGTACCCGAAATATTCTCTCATCGTTATCATTTATATAACTACCTTTATCTTCACTACCCTCTGAGGCGGCTTGGACACTAATGTTAGTTATTGTTATCCCCGGTAAATAGTTTCCCGCGGATTCTCGTATTTCAGATTCTATTTCTGAAAATGTTGGACCATCTAATGGTTCAAAAATAAACTCATATAATCTTGTCCCAAAATCCGGTAAATAATATCTACTACCTTTTCTTGTTAATAAAAGGTGTATTAAGTTAGACCTAATCTCTTGGTCATTATAATCTGATAAATCTAAGTATTTCCCATCAAAAGATTCTCTGAAAGGAAAAGTTAAACCATATGTTGTTCCATCTGCCATAACTATAAATATAGTGTCGTAATTATTTCTTATAAATAGAGTAAAATAAAAAATCACGACCGAAGTCGTGATTATTGTTATAATTATTTTAATTTAATTAAGAACCACACCCAAAACACTCAAATTCTGTGTCAGTAGGTTTTTGTGTTAAATCTACCGTTGGTTTTTCAATAGTCTTTGGTTGTTGTACTTTTGTAATATCAACTGCCAAATGTTTTGCCCCGGTTGATATTGCTTTTGTTCTAACATAGTAACAAAGAGTTTTTAATCCTTTACCCCAAGAATGGAAGTGAGATGATGAAATCTTTGATAATGTTGGTTCAGACATATAGATATTCATCGACTGTGATTGGTCAATAAATGGTGCTCTGTCAGCCGCCATATCAATAAGTTCTCTTTGAGATATTTCCCAAATTGTTCTATATTTAGGAATTAAATGTTCAATTCTTTTTACCTTTTTATTGTAATTCTTATCTTCCGTGTCCAAATAATGATTAAAGTTAATGTTTTGAACAGAACCTTCATTCATTATGATTTCATTTTTTAAATCCTCACACCAAACACCTAACTTTTCAAAATCGTTAATTAAGTATTTATTAACAATTAAAATTTCTCCCCCAACCACACGACGATTAAATAATGCCGAGTGAGCCGGTTCTGTCATTTCAAATGAACCTGTGATTTTAGCCGAAGATGCTACCGGCATCTGAGCCGTAAATAATGAGTTACAAACCCCGTGGTTGGACACCTCTAATTTAAGTGAGTCCCAATCCCACATTCTACCTAATCCTTCGTAATCTAATCCCCACATATCAAATTGAAATATCCCTTTTGACATTGGTGACCCTTTAAAGAATTTATATGGTTTGTATTCACCTGTTTTACATAAGTTCATACTTTCGGTGATTGCAGCAAAATAGATTGTTTCAAAAATTTCTTTGTTTAATTGTTTTGCCTCTTCAGTCGTGAAGATATAATCCATTAAGAAGAATACGTCAGCAAGACCTTGAGTTCCAATCGCAATCGCTCTTTGTTCTAAACCACCTTTTCTACCTTGTTCAGTTGAGTAACTATTAATGTCAACAACTTTGTTAAGTGCTCTAACAACCTTTCTAACCTCACTGTAAAGTAACTTGAAATCAAACTCACCTTTAATAATAAAGTTTTTCAATACCATAGATGATAATGTACAGATTGCTGTGGTGTTTTCATCAGTATATTGGTAAATCTCATTACATAGGTTAGATTGTTTAATCACCCCAATGTTTTGATGGTTTGTTTTTCTGTTTGCACTATCTTTAGAACATAAGTAAGGAACTCCGGTTTCAACCTGAGATTCAATAATTTTATTCCAAATTGTCTGAGCTTTCACTTTCTTACCTAAACCAAGTTCAACCGCTTTGTTGTAGTTTGATTCATACTCATCACCGTAAGCCTCTTGTAATGGTTTAATACCCGCTTTAACAATGTCGTTAGGGCAGAATAAGTACCAATCATCATTGTTCTTAACCGCGTTCATAAAGTTGTCCGGTAACCAAATTGACGTAAACAAATCTTTTGCTCTCAACTCCTCAGCACCTGTATTCTTTTTGATTTCAAGTAAGTCCATAATGTCTTTATGCCAAGGTTCTATGTAGATGGCGGCGCTACCCGGTCTTCTACCTTGTTGATTAAAGAATCTCAGTCCTTCGTTAACAATCTTTAGGTATTTCAATAAACCACCGGCAAATCCACCTGATGAGTTAATACGACTCTCTTTACTACGAATGTTAGACATACATAATCCAATACCTGCAGCATCTGATGAATACGTTGAAATATCATTAAAGGTGTCTAATAAACCTTGTCTTGAATCCCCGTTATTGTATTTCAACACACAGGACGCTAATTGAGGTGTTTTAGTTCCCGCATTAATCATAATTGGGGTTGCCGGAGAGATAAGTTGATTTGATAACGAATTGTAGTATTCAACCGCCTCTTCAAATGATTTAGTAACCCATAAAGCAACTCTCATATACATATGTTGCGGTCTTTCAACAACAACACCTTGTGGAGTCTTCAACAAATACATTTCCTGTAATGATTTCCACGCAAAATAATCAAAATTGTAATCATTCTCGTGATTTATTACAGAATCAATATCCCCCCAACCATATTCGTTAATAGTATCAATTAATATGTCATTAATAACTCCATCCTCGTGTAAACGTTTCATAGTATTACAGAAACTTTCGTCAGTTTCTTTATGATACGCAGAAATAGCCACCGAAGAAGCCAATCTTGAATAATCGTGATGACTACCGGTATAAGCCGCAGCAATCTCGTAAACCAATTTATCTAACTCTTTTGTGGTAATCACACCTTCAGTCGGAACAGAAGTAATCACCTTAATGAATACCTCATCAGCATTAACGTTTAACCCTTTAGCAGCTCTTTTTACTCGACTGTATATTTTTTGGGGGTTAAACGACACCTCGTCACCCCCTCTTTTTTTTATCTTTAATGACATCATATTTTAAAAATCTTCTGTAAATGTTAATGACTCACCTAATTTCGCCTTTTGGTATTCCATAGTTCTTGACTCAAAGAAATTACCCTTTGTCTCGACAGCTATTTGTTCCATAAATTTGAATGGTTGTTCCACATTAAAATGTTTCTTACATCCAAACTTAACTAATAGTCCGTCAGTTACAAATTCAAGATATTGTTTCATCAAATTTGAATTCATACCTATTAAAGATACAGGTAATGACTCAGTAATAAACTCTTTTTCAATCTCTAACGCAGATAATAAAATTTCTTTAATTCTTTTCTCTGTTGGTTTGTTCTCAACGTGATTGTTAATCAAATGGATAGCAAAATCACAGTGTAAGTTTTCATCTTTAAAAATAAGACTATTAGCGTTACACAATCCTTGCATAATTCCTCTTGATTTCATCCAAAAGATAGAACAGAATGAACCGGAGAAGAATATACCTTCAACCGCCGCAAACGCCACTAATCTTTCTTGAAATGAAGAGTTTTCAATCCAATCAAGAGCCCATTTAGCTTTCTTTTGAACGGCAGGTAATCTGTCAATTGCGTGAAAACATTCATCCTTTTCTTTCTCGTCAGATACGTAAGTATCAATCAATAATGAATACATTAATGAGTGAATGTTCTCCATCATAATTTGGAATCCGTAGAAGAACTTTGCTTCAGCATATTGAACTTCTTTTAAGAAATTCTCAGCCAAGTTTTCATTAACAATACCATCAGACGCCGCAAAGAACGCTAATACATTTTTAAGGAAGAACCTCTCATTATCAGATAGATTTTCCCAATCTCTAATATCGTTAGATAAATCCACTTCTTCTGCCGTCCAAAACGCGGCTTGGTGTTGTTTATAAAATTCCCATATATCGTTATGTTCTATAGGGAAGATAACGAATCGGTCATTATTCGGTTCTAATATTTTTTCTTTCATTTTAAATTAATTTTGTTGTTGGTTTTTTTCTTTTCTCTTGTCTAACAAGTCTTTGATTCTTTGTCTATTTCTTTCTTCGGTTTGTTCTTCTAATCCTAAGAATGTTACTGAACTTTCAGTATCAATCTCCAACATACCATTGTCAAATTTACAATTCTCAAAGACAACACCATCATCACCAATCCGTGATTTAGTAATTGCGATTGTTGCTAATTTCATTTCTTTTTGTTGTAAAGATTTAGCCACGGAAATGATTACGTGTCCAACCTGTGCTTTTTTAATAGACCCACCCATTTGGTCGGTTGTAACAACATCAGACGATATTGAACTTCTATTACCCTGAGTCGCTGTCCATCCTACCAAATCAAGTTCGTGACACATAGATTCAAAACCTCTCATCACAGACCCTTCAGATTTCCATTCATCCCCCAAGTTTTTATCCGGTACCACACAGTCAATGTAGTCCAATAATACCATATCAATTTTGATTCCTTCTGAAATCATTTTTCTGATTTGATTCTTAATCTGCATCATTGTTACAGTATCGGATGGAAGTTTTTTAAGTATCAATTCATTAGGCATTTTTTCCTTAATTTCTTGAACTTTAGTTATTACTTCATCTTTTCTAATAGACAATTCATCCGGATGGATTTTTGTCCATAATGTAATGTGTTTACGTTGAATAATCTTTGGGTTATCCTCAAAGAATATTTGTAACACATTATATCCCAAATTAAATGCGTGATTTGAGATTTTTGTAAGTAAAGTAGATTTACCTACACCTGTTGGTGCTAAAATAACACCGATTTCACCTTTAGCCAACCCTCCTTTTAAGAGTCTATCTATCCCCGGAATACCCATTGGTATCGGATGACGATAATCCTCGTTTAGAACATCATCTAAATTGCTGAAAACACTTTCCGTTCCCTTATCGTGTTCCCCAACCTGAAGAGCTTTACTCACCATCTCTTCTAATGTGTCGTAACTCTCAAATTCACCAGTGTCGATGATTTTTTGAGCTTTAACCATTACTTTCTGTAACTCCTGTTGTTTACAGAACTTCATCGATTTTTCTTGCACAAACTCAGCCCCTTCAAGCGTAGACTCCTTAACTTTTGTAAGGGTATCAATAATTATTTTTGCTGCTAGAGGTTGTTGTATCTCAGATTTTGTAATTTGTTCTAATGTGTCAAAGGTTGGTGTGTGTTCGTATTTTGTATAATACTCCTTAATCATTTGGATGATTAATTTGAAATATTTATTCTCAAAATAACTTGTTTCAATCACATCTATAATTGACCGTGAAAAGTCTTTGTCGATAATGATTTGGTTTAGTAATTGTATCTGAAAGGTGCTACCTAGATACTCGAAATTTTTGTTTGACGCCATATATTTTTTCTTTTAGTGTAATAATAAATACTACACACTTAGGGTAACATCTAGATATTTTTTTGTTAAATTTTTAGATGAAAAGATGTCAGTCAAGTTCATCAATAGGTTTTTTAGGTGTGGGCGTACATCCACAGTATATCTTATCTTTGGAGGGTATACTTTTGCGTCCACCTGTCTATGACAAATTGTCACATCATTTTGTTTGATGAAGATGTTAAAGTACTCCGGACCGTCCGTATTAGACGTTTCCAAAATAGCCGGATTGTTAATAATTTCGTACAGATTATCCGTCATATACGTTACGGTTTTCAACGACAATTGTTTTTGAATGTCGTCTTTAAATTCACGAAGTAATTCGTAAAGTTCCAAAGAGTTTTTACCCTCATTATTGAACTCTCTCACGTTAAAAAATCTTTGCACAATGATGTTATCATTTACCATCATTAAGAATTCTAATTTTACCGATTCTTGGTCTTTCATAGCTTTAGTTAATTGTTTTTATAATTTCTTTTTTCTTTTCTTGTTAATTTCATAAAGGGTCTAACAAAATTCACCCAAGCATCATCCCCCTTTGGTAGATACTTAAAAAACCCGTCTTCCATCATCATCTTAATAAGTCCTCTATGACCCCTACCATCAGGGTCTAAAGTTTCTTTATAATACAATTCAACAAGTTCTTTAGCATCATCAGTAATTAATGGGTTTGATAAGTTTATGATTTTTTCATTTATCACAAAAAATTCATCACCATAAACACCACTTTTAGTTTTACCGGATAAAAGATTTTGTAATGTCTTATTATCTTTATTCTCCTTTAGTAGAGTTTCTGCCTTTTCTAAAATATCGGTGATTGAAACCGGTTTTTCAAGTAGCTCAGGAAAAAACTTTATAAGTGTTTTCTCCCCCAACCCTGAAATACCATCAATATTATCCGATTTATCTCCCGATAAAATTTTATAAGTTCTAATGTTTTGATGCGGAAATTCGTAAAAATCACATTTGATTTTACTTCCAACGTGATAAGTTTGTTTGGTTCTCGGATAAAACACCGATACCTTATCCGAGATTAATTGGGTAAGGTCTTTATCCCCCGAATAGATGGTCTTTTGTTCGTTCTCCGAGATTTGGCAGTAGTAAGCAATCAAATCATCTGCTTCGTTATTATCTACGTTGATTTGTCTTATATAACAGTCCTCCAAGTATTGTTTGATTCTTTCTTTCTGCTCAGTGAAAGAATCTAACTTATACTCGTTGTCTCTGTCTCTACGTTGTTCTTTATATTGGGGATAAATAAGTTTTCGAGTCGAAGAGTTATCATCACCGTCCCACATAACAACAACCTTATCAAAGTCTTGTTCGTCTATGAAACGTCTAATGGTATTCACAAAGTGCCATAAGGCACCTATGTGTTTTCCATTGTGATAATAATCTTTAACCCCGTGGAATCCAATCTTTACTAAATTGTTTCCGTCAACCAAAAGTGTTTTAGTCACTTGTTTTTGTTTGTATTCGTTACTACTCTTTTTCTTCTACCTCTTTTTCTTCTACCTCTTTCAAATCGTAATCACCATCTGTTCCGATGATATTCTTCCAATATTCAGAGTATTCTTTTTTGTATTTCTCAATAGACGCTTTTTCTTCGGTAGTTTCTTTACCTGCCAAGAATCCGTGAGGTGTTACAATAATCTTACCATCTTCATAACCCAATCCGTTGATGTGGTTTTTCATTACTGAGATTTTAGTTCTCACAGCAAATTTGATAGTTCTTTTATCTTTAGTCGCGGTAATCTTTGTTGTTCCCGCACCTTTTTCATTCCCGAAACGGAAAACTAATGAGGAGTTCAACCAAATCGCCTCACCACCTTTAGCCTTAATTTTAGGTTGTCCAAATGGATTATCCGGAAGTTCAACCCAAGGTTGGTTAACAATAACCAAAGTATTCTCATATTTAGAATCCGCTTTACGACTTCCCGATATTCTTTGATTGATACCCATACCAATTTTGTCAGCCAACGCCGCCGCGTTATGTTGTTTACCACCTTTACCTTCAAAAGTCATTTTACAAGGAACTGAACCAACAGAATCCCATAAGAACAATAAACTATAATCTAATTCACCTTTCTCTTGAGCGTCAAGTAAACTATTAATGTAATCTGTAATTTGTTCTATATAACTAAAGTTATTATTGAAGATGTAGAACCCGTCCCATTCTAATTCACCCGTTTCTTCATCAACCATTTCTTCACAATCAAAACCCATAAGTTTTGCGTGTTCAAATGACCACTTTTGTTCGGTAATAATGAATACCGGTAATATTTGTTTTTTCTGAGCATCAACAGCACATTTCACCAACGCAGTTGTTTTACCTGTATCTGAGTGACCCAAGAACATATTTAAGTGTCCTATAGCCGGTCCCGGAATACCAACAGCATCCAAAAAGTCAGGACCTAAGTCGAAAAACCTTTGTGGTTTGTATTTTGCAGATGTCGAGAATTTGTCCTTAATGGACTTAAAATCGTGTTTTTTAATCGCCATATGTCTAAGTTAAATTAATTTTTTGAGTTTTTTTAGACAAGTTGGACACTAATTATGTCTTAGTGTCCAAGTTATTTGTCCAAGTTTTTTTTTGATTAGAATGGCATATCATCATCCTCTTCAGCGCCCGCTTGTGGGTCAATTGGAGCCGATGGTTTAGAACCACCAAATGAAGTTTCACTTTCATCAGAGTTACCATAATCGTAACCACCTTTGTCAGTATTCCATTTTGGAGATTCGCCTCTTGCAATAGCTTCTAAGTATTCAACCGGTTTTTTAGAGTAAACATCTTCCCAAGTTAATTCATCGTTAACCCAACTTTCAGAAAGTTTTGTGTCTTCGTGAATTGGAGCCGCGTCATCATACATAACTGTCTGAATTACCGTGTAAACCGCCCCTTTTGGAGTTTTAGCTTTTGTTAATTCAAGGATAAGGTCTCTCCCTTTTTCAGGGTCAGCAATATCTCCTTTGTTTCTGTAGATAGGGATGATTTTGTCATAGATACCCTCATTTTTGTAGTTAGATTTAAATCTCCAAAATTTAACTCCATCTTCTTCGTTATCTCTATCGATAACTTTAACAATGTAGAATTTACGTGATAAATAAGTAGATGACAATTTTTTGTCATTTTCATTACCTGTCGAACGAAGTTCTTCGTAAACCTCAGTTAAAGGTGAACGTTCATTGTCATTTTTTCCCGGGTCATAAAATTTTTGGAATTTTCCATCAACTTGAATCTCGTGGTACCAAACTTCTTTAAATGGTGAAGAACCATCTGTAGTTGGTAAGATTCTTAATCTTCGTTGACCTTGAGTTTCCTTATCTGAAAGGATAGCCGCGAAGTATTTTTTCATTCTTTCTTCTTGTGTAAATTTTGAGGTAGAAGAAGTACTACCTTGTTTTGCTTTCTCGTATTGAGCCAAAACTGCGTCTAATGAATTTGTCGCCATAGTGTTTAAAATATTTAAAGGTTTATAAAAGTATAAGT